GAGCGATATCGATGGTATCGGTAACCGCACCTACAATGGTTCCTCCTGCAATCGTAGTGGTTCTTGAAGCTGCGGGAACTGCATCATTGATGCTTACGTTTTCGCCTGCTGTCGAAACACCGATAGAGATTAATCCTGTCTGAGTGGCATTTCCTAAAGTGATAGAGGCAAGGACTGCTCCATCGATTAATACGTCGCCTGTTCCTGCTGCGATATGAACTGAAGTGGCTCCAGTAGCATTACCAAGAGTTATAATATTTGCGGCCGCATCATCTCCGAGGTGGATTTCATTTCCTCCGCCGTTCAAAGCGAAGTTTCCTGTGCCTACATCGATGGTGATGGCTCCAGCGGCAGCATTTCCGATAGTTGTGGTTCCTGCTCCCGTTGTGTTTATAGTCACGGTTCCATCGACTGAAAGACCTGTGAAAGTAATAGATCCAGCTGTCAAGGCTCCTGATACAGCTAAATCGCCCGTAACTGTGCTATTTCCTGTAATTGCCGCTCCGCCTGCACTCACTGTTAAGCCAGTGGCTGCGGTTATTGTGGTTGTAGATGCAATCGATCCAGGGGCAATTAGGGTAGTGGGCAGAGAGAAGACAATTTCATGAGATGGTCCACTTGAAGTTGTCGTGATCTGGTTGACTGTTCCCGTAAGAGCAATGTTGCCCCCACTAGGTAAAACCACCGTTGATCCGTCAGATAAAGTGTTAAGAGCACCAGCGGCAGAAGATGACACTGTCCATGTTGGCGTTCCTGCTTGATTACCTGCTTGATAGAATAAAAGACCTGAACCACCAAGGTTAATGGCTGATAACCACAAGTAGCCTGCGTCATATTGTTTATCTATGGTATCGGAAGGATCTCTTCCTGCAATAACCATTGGCATGACTGCTCCACCCTGTGGTGCGTCGCCGTATGTGAACGAATTTGGAATGAAGGGGGAAGTCATATAAACCTCTGTTGTTTACTTTGACCTCACTATTGCAAATCAAAAATTTCATTTACATGTTCCTGATTAACAATGATTCACCTATATATACCAACATTACGAGGTAGACATGGATTCGGAGTTTTATTCAATTAAGGAAGCTGCTATTATATTCGGGGTACATCAGAATACTATTCGTAGAGCACTCAAAAAGGGGTTTTTGGTTGCTATACGTATAGGTATTGGACCTAAAAGCCCTTATAGGATATCTAAAAAGAGCATCGAGGCTATACATGTCTCGATCATTAAAGACCTAGCGTCAAAGGTGGCAAAATGAATGAATCATGGATACAAATCTTAACACTATTTTTTGCAAACGCAGCTTTGATCGTTTGGTTTAGATCAGAATCAAGACAAGATTGGCGATTAATGGATTCAAAAATGGAATCTTTTAGAGCTGAAACAGGTCAAATTCTTAGAAGCATTCAAGAAGAAATTAAAGATTTTCATGGAAAATTGGAAAGACAAGATGCAGAATTTAAAGCGCATTTAATGTCTCATGAACAAAAGTTAAAATAATGAATTACATCACTAGCATTGAAGAAGCCATAAGCAATGGTGAACACTTTTATTGGGATGAAGAAGAATTAGCTCAAGGAAGGTCTGGTGGTTCAAGATGCCCAAAATGTAGAAAATGGACTCAAGTTGGAAGAAAGAGAAAGAATCCTCAACATACATTCTTATATGACTGTCCATCTTGTGAAATAACAGATCCCTTTGCAAGATTGTGGCATGATTTCAATAGATCTTGCAATGATGAAGAGAGAGATTTATACAATAAGTGGCTTGGTGAAGTCAGAGAAAATCTAAGCAATCTTGACGGATGCTCTGAATTATGTACTGGTAAATCTAAGAGTAAATTAAAAGAATTAATTTATAAAGTTCCTTTTTTTGGAGTATAAATATGGCAACGGATCACATCACAATCTTCAATGTTAAACCAGATAGATATACTAAAAAGTCTTTTGAATATCCTGATGATATTGATAAGTGTGATGATGCAAGGGCTCATCAAGGATTTACTATTAAACAAAAAATTTGTCCTCCATTTTTTAATTCCGCAGAAGATGTTCAAGGATTTTTTGAAATAATAATTTATCGTAATCCCGAAGGCGGTTCTATATGTGAATTTTGGGATTATGCTGGAGAGGTATATAAATTTTATTGTGAAACATATCAGCATGAATTTGAGCTTACCTGTAAATTCATGGAATTAGCAAAGAACATGTGCCAATCTGAATTGGCACTTCAACGATTAAATAAAAACAGTGAACAGGATCACGATTGCTAGCAGATCACTTCTTCTTTTTCTTATGATTAGCTAAGAAATACAAGAGCTTAATGAGGTTTTGGCTTTTTGGCTTTTTTCTTTCTTTCTGCATGGCGTTCCTTAGCTGCTTTCTTTGCGGGTTCTAAAGCATCATAAATGGTTTCGTATTTATTCTTGTATTCGTTTCCTTTTCCACCACGTTCAGATTGTAGTTTCTTGATGAGCTGATACATTGCTGCACCAATAGGAGATTCCGTTCCCGCCGCCCAAGCTCCGATAAAGTTTTCACCTGTTGATTTACGCTGTGTTAAAAGGCTTGTAAGGAGTTCAACATCTTCAGGGGCTATATCTTCGTATGCATATAGTTTATCGCTTCCATGAGGCTTATATGCTAATTCATTGGTGGTTGGATCATATCCAGCCCAATCGACGTTTCTAGATACTTGTTTTCCTGTAGTCTTTTCGATTCCGCTAATGAGATCATCGTATAGATCGGCAAGATCTTTTTCAGGGATTGGAGATTGGATTAACTCATCTTCATTGACTTGGTGTTTCTTTCCATCCACTTCAATAATTGCTTTTCCGTTACGGATAGCTTTAACTTCACCCATTCCTTGAGGAGATGCGACCGTATGTCCTGTCTCTATTTTAACAGGTTCTACTTCAGCCGTTTCTTCGGGTACATCCAATTCTTGGCCTTGGGGTTCCACACTCGGCGGTTCTTCCGTCTGCTTTTTGGCGACATATTCACTGATAATCTCCTGTATGGAAACGCCTGCTTCTTTCTCAAGTTTCTTGGTCTGACTTGGATTGAATTGCTTGAAGTATTGAGCGATTGCCTCGGGAGTATTTTTACTCGCAAGCATGTCATTGATTTTCGCTTCAACACCAGGAAACTTATTTAAAATTTCAGTTGCTATACTAGGTTTTACTTGAGGTGGAATTGCAGCTTCAGGTTGTGCTAAACTTGGAGCAACAGGAGGTTGTTGAAGTGGACTGGTTCCTAAAGATTGTGATTGCGGTGGACTTAATGGCAATTGGGGTGTGGCTTGGGTGGCTATGGCCGCAGGTGTTACGGGTGCTTGAGGGGCCACGATAGATCCAGGCCCAAATAGTTGAGGAGCTGCACGCTGTAAAGCTTGAGTTGCCATAGGAGCGGCTAGACCCCCACCTATCGCTAAAGCTCCTGCACCTGCTGCACCTAATGCCGTTTTATTGACATTTTCTCTTCTCTGAATATCAAGATTTCTTGCCTTTGCATGTTCAGTTCCAACTTGAGGCTCTTCCTGTGCTAATCCCTTTTTCCCTCCTGACAAAAACTTAAGCACTTGTTCAGCGGTGTAACCCGAAGACAAAGCCTTTTGTATTTTCTTAGATTGAGAGGGAAATTGTCTCATCAAAAAGGCAATAATCTGCTGTGATGTAAAGCCGCTTGACAATGAGTTAGCTATTTGAGGGATCATTATCTTCCTTGCAAATTTAAGCCTTCGAGAATTCTTTCGAGTTCTGTCAAAGGAGGTGAATCAAGTATACCCATCTGGGTTCTTTGGTCGTCTTCTAGTGCAAACCCTTCTTCCTGTAATTCATTTAAAGCATCCTTGAAGGTTCTCCATCCATAATGCTTGTCTTCGAATGTTTTTCTAGCTAGAGGAAGGCTAAAGTTAGGCTCAATCTTCTTCAATTCCAATAAAGAGGTTTTGATTTCATCCTTGTCGCCTGCATTTGCATCAAGCTTAACGGGAGTCCCAGCCATTCCACCAATCCTATATGGCTTTGGTTGTGTTGGAACTGCATTCAATAAAGCTTGAGATTTATCAGTCAAAGGATTGACGATGATCTCTCTTTCTTCGGGGTAATAACCTTGCTCTGCTAGAAGATTTCTTGAGTAGTCATATAGCTGAGCATCTAGCAATGGCTTAAGATGTTTTCTAGCATCGGATGCCGCTTGATCGAAATTCTTATAAGTTCCAAGAAATCCCCTCACTAAATTCTTATGAATTCTAGGAGCTGAGATATCTGTTTTGATATTGTTAACTGAATTAGCAAAGTTCTTGGCTTTTTCAGCTAGGAATCTATCAATTTCAGCTTCGCTTTTCCCTTCTTTAGAAACGTTTTCTCCAAGCTTTTTGAAGTAGGCTTGTACTTCGGGCGGACTATCGGGTAGAACTTTATTGAGGGATTCAACCGCTCTCATGCCATACTTTTCTTGACCTGAGACTCTTTGTTTTAGCTCTTCATCGACTTTGGCATTATGAATCTTTTTATCTTCTTCATGCTGCTTCACCTCTTCTATTGCTTGCTGAGGAGTAGTAGGGATGCCCGCATTAGTCCTTTCTTCGGCTATTTGTCTTGCTCTTGGTCCATATTCACTTGGAGTAAGCAAAGGCATTTTAACGCCTGTTGTGGCTTCTTGTGAAACGTTACCTACTTGCTCTTTTGGTCCCACATTAGTAGGGAAAAACTCGGTAGCTTTTTGAGCTTCTCTTTGTTGTCCCATAAATCCAGGCAACTCTTGTCTTGGAGTCATTTGAGGAGATTCTCGTCCTCCTCCATCAAGTTCACTTGCTAGAGGAGTTTTAGGAGCTACTTTTGCTTGAGCAAGCTTCATGATTTCAGGCGCAAGCATTCCAAGATACCTTTCACTTCCTGGTATTCCTGCTCCTGCTTCCATCGTTGCTAAAACTGCATCTAAAGGACTCGCATTGGGATCTTTTGCAATGTCACGAATTTTCGCTAAACTTTGCTGAAGAAGACCTCTATTATATCCTTGCTCGACTGCTCCAGGAAGATTCTCGCTTATATTTGCGCCAATCTTCTTTCCAATCACATCCCAAGGTGTTCTCTCTGCTGGAATTATTGAAACCATTTTTTACCCCGCCATTCCTTGACCCATTTTGTTTCCATATCCTTTTGCAAAACCACCTGCTAGAGATGACATAATATCCCCCATAGGTCCAGCCGTTGGTGGTTGGTATACGTTTTGAGTTGGTTGTAAAGCCTGTTGCATCATTTGCATCATATTCTGAATTGGTTGTTGTCCATACTGCAAGGATTGATTTACACCCTGTTGCTGCATTCCACCTCTTAAGGCTGCGATATTCGTTGATAGATTGCTTCCTTCTCTACCTAATTGATTTCTAAAAGCTGTGGAGCCCATAGACCCACCTGATCCCATACCAGCAAAACGATTAGCTAATTCAGGCACTGTGTTTTCTTGAAACTGTCTTTGTAAAGGAGCTTCAAAGTTCTTGAAGAAATCTGGGTCACTGAATAAAGAATGCAGCCAATCTTGGCCTTGCTGGTAGTTCTGGTTTTGAGTGATATCTTGATTCTGACCTTTAATATTATTCAGCATATTGTCTAGAAAGCCAAGTTGATTAGGATTATAGGTAGATTTGAACTCACCTTCTTGTCCTCCCATGCCACCGCTTAAAGCAGGGCCAAGCATGCTAAATAACATCATCATTGTTGAAGGGTCCATAACTACCTCATGTTTTTTGTGACCATATCATAAACTTATTTTTTACACTCCATCGCGCAAATACTCAATAACTATGAAGCAACTATAGGCACTTAAATCAACTGTTGTGGTGATGACGATTTGAGTATCGCTTAATGTATAAAAAATATTTGGGTTTCCAAGTGTGAAGAATGAAAAGTAATTTCCATCTCCTGCTCCTATCGAAGTGCAAGGAAGAGAAGCTGAGCCCCATGTGTGAGTGACTACAAATTGCTCGTTGATATTAGGGATGGGATTTGGAATTGTAATGACGCCAGCATTGGGAAGATTCTGAATATAGGCGATGGCTTGGTATCCGTTTCTTACCTTTTTCGTGGTAAGATAGACCCATTTCTCTCCGTTGAAGTTCTCAGCTTCTTGAACGTACAATCCGATCTTCTTGTCATTTGCCACATCAGATAAAGCCGATAACTTGTCATTTAAATAGGCTCTTCCTCTATCGTCTTCCTCTGGGATATTGTAGGTGGATTCCAGAAAGGGAGTAAAAAGATTAGAAGGATTGTTTGGTTGAGCGGGAGCCGTCATACTAAGCGACCTCTATCTCTAATCGTAAACATCATGGCCACAATCTCGATGTTTTGATCGTTGATCGCTGAGACAGCCATTTGCTTATCGCTGAGATTGAGTTGAACTTGGACGGTTTGGCTTGTTGCATCACAGAATAACCTATAAATCGTCTCAGATCCTGAGCCAACTTGATAAGGGTTCTTGGTTGTTAAGACCACATTACTTTGTAAGTTGTCAGGAAGAGGAGTGTTTATAGGTAAATTGCTACTATCTCCAAGAACGTTAACTTGGAACTGACCATTAGCAGTAAGATTCGTATAGAAATCAATCTTGCTAAGTCTTGTTCCTGCATCTTCATTAAAGAAGTTAAAGATTTTGGATTGGATATCAACGTTTGAGATTTTTGTAATCAGACCACCAGGAACATAAACCCCAGTCAGATTTACAGGGACTAGGATTTGTTCGGGGTCAACTGCTACCAC